TCATCTTCATATGACTTATTATTACCAGAAATATCATCTAGTTTTTTTGTTAATGCTTCCAAGTTTTGTTTTCTTTTATTTTTATAATCAGCTAAGCTTGTCATAATCATCTCCTTATTATTTTATTGTACGTTGTATTTTACGGCATATTTCTTTGTATTGCGCTGTATTAAAGTTTAAAAACGGTCTATATTTCAAAGTTCTACTTTTCCACATAGGCCAAAGGTAATCATCAATATCTTTTTCAACTTTTGGAATGAATTGTAATAATTCATTTAATATAATAAATGTTTCAATATTGATCTTATTTTGCATTGCATATTTTACTATCTTACATTCACCTCCTTTTATCTCAAATAAATTATTAAAATCATTATTAAATAAAAACCTCATATCCTGTTCAAATCTATAAGGTAATGATTGGATTTTCTTTTTCCAATCAATATACACTTCATCATCAAAATGTGATACATATGGAATATGAGGTATATTATGGATTATATTAGCAACACAAACACCAATAAATTCATTTAATGTTCTATATTGTTTTTTAACTTTAGAAAAAAGTAAACCTGCATTATCAGGCATTTTCTTTGAATAATGTTTTACATTACAATTAAAAAAATTAAATGTATCATTGGTAAAATGTAATTTTAATGTGCGATAACAACCATAATATTCTTCTACTGTCATAATATATCCTTATGTTTATAATCTATTATAACAAAAATAATTCAATCTGTCAAGGTATTTCTATGGAAGATATTTCTTTTGCTAATTTCATATCATCAAATGTTCAAATCTTTTTTTATTCTGGTATATCTTGGAATTAAATGAACATGACAATGAGGTATCTCTTGTCCTGCAACTTCACCACATGATATATTGATATTATAACCATCAGGTGAATATACTTTGTCCATTTCAAATCTACGTTTATCAAGTAAAAAGTTCAATTCACTTTGCTCATAAAATTGTAAATCAAACCAAGTAGCAACATGCCTTTTACTAACAAAAATAGTATGACCCATTGATTCTTTTGGTTTACTTAAAATTAACTTCCATGATCTACCTATTTCTATTGTATCACAATCTTTAATAGAACAAAAAGGACAACCTTCTGCACTCATAATGGTAACTTCCCTGTTTTAGGTATTAAATTTAATTCTTCTGCTTCTAATTGAATTTGAGCTTTAACATTACTATTTAATAATTTTGATACTCTAACTTCATCTAAATCATATTCTTCGCAAACCTCTAGCACAGATTCAATAAAAGATATATCTTTCTTTTCTTTTATCTCTAAAATCTTACTATTAATAATTTGCTTTCGTGTTTGCATATCACCATTGATGTTTAATAAATTTAGATTGTAGGGCATTTTTAAAATATAACTTTTTAGCATTATCTATAGCCTTATTAAGTTTAGAAGATTCCTCTCCAGAAATTTTATATTGAACTAATTCGGAAAGATAATCCCATCCAATCCATCCATACAATTCACCTATCATTAACTCATATTCATTAACAGAAAAATCACGACAGTCATCAAAGTTGATGATTATTTTTTCATATTTTTCTTCAAATATAATATTTCTGATATGTTCAAATGTATTTAAATAAACCTCACTATCAAATGAATTTATTACTGAATTGAATGGAATTATCTTAACCACTTTATCTTACCTCTTCACAGGTTATTAATAATCTACCCATAACTCCAGATTCATAGGTCGATGAAAATTGTGCTTTTGGATTCACAGCACAATCCTTATAAAGCTGACTATTATATGCTTTATCTGATAACTTCTTTTTGCTTTCTTCAGTTAATGGATATTCAAAAAAAGCAAATGATTGTGATTGGAAATCCCTACCATCAATTTCTTCAGTATAAATCTCCTCATTCGCAAACATTCCAGGTCCTACACATCCAACAAATAACAATAAAAAACTAAACCATAAAACTTTTTTCATAAGTCCTCCTCCGGATCATGTTCACCCATTCCACCTTCAATAAAATTATACTTCTCTCTTATATCTGAATACATTATCATATATTCAACTCGTTCATTTTGCGTTATTAAACCATTCTGAAAATCTAAATCATCTTGTTCCTCGCACTCCCATAGAAAATCATCAATAGCTTCTTCGGTTTCATGGAATCTGTACCATGTATCAAATGCAGGAAGTCTATCATTATCTTCTATAGGAGTGCAATATTCTCTAACCATTTTAATACACCGTCTTGACTACATCAGCAATACCATATTTCTTTGCTTCTTTTGCACTTAACCAAACATCTTCAGGAGGTAATAAAAGCTTCCTAATATCTTCTTCAGACATTTCTGTGCATTTTTTATAATGATCAATCATTCTTTCAGTAGTTAAATCCCATTCTCGTTTCAAAGCAAATAACTCATGTTCTTTACCCCATCCACCCCAAGAATATTGGTGTGACAAAATAGAAGTATTTGGCGTTAATACTCTATGACCTTTCTCACCAGTAATAAAGAGTAATAAACCACATGAAGCAATCATTCCAAGTCCTACTGTATGAACTGGAATCTTACTCCCTTTCATTGTATCAATTAATGCAAAACAAGAATTCAAATCACCACCCGGTGAATTAATAATCAACTTGATAGCTTTAACCGATTTCTTATCTAAATTACGCTCCATAATAAATTGGATAGCACCTTTACAGGATTCTACATTGATATCATCCATAAGCAGATAAACACCAGCTTCCTCTAAATTACTATGACCATTACCATTTTCAGCTCCATTTGCTCCATTCCGTTTAATCATTTCTGCTCCTATAAAAGATATGATTTCCAATTGTTACACTATGTTCTAAATTAAATCTCGACCAATCTGGTTTAACATAAGTAGCATGATAAAACGTAGCACCATGCGTAACATCTTGATAA